ATTGATTCCTTTTTAATCTGTTTGTCCTGCCGGGCGAGTGCCAGCTGTTCCCCTACAATCTTATCCGATGCCGGTTCGCTGTTTTCTTCTTTGAAAACTCTTGGCCCCATCCGCGTCTCATATGTTCCCGCTTTGGCTAAATATAATTCATAAGCCTGCCACGCCAGATATTCCTGCACGTAAGGAGTAAAAAAAGCAAGGTTGTCTACCGATAGCGTCTTAGGAGTAGTGATAACTTGTGCCACAAGTTCAGCGTAGAACGAGGGGCCGATCAAAGAGCGTAAACGATATTGCGCCCGCTTCACGGGGTTCTCCAACTTCTCATCGTCGATCACGTCAGCGATTCCCGTCTCCGATTTTAGGTAAGCATATGTGATTAAATTACTCATTGATGCTCAAGATTTTAGATTTTGCCCATTCCATCATCTCTTTTCCTCCCCAACCTGAAAAAAGTACCGCCTCGCACGAATCAGAGAAGATATGATTAGCAAAGGTCAGGTTTTTATTTAGAAAGTTGTGTATGCGCTTAACCGTTTTAAAACTTAACGGTTTTCCTGCGATAATTTCATCATTAAGAAGCCTTCCGGCCCTGCCCCCGCAGTTGGACCCTGTCTTTTCAAGAAAATCTTTGGCTGTTTGTGCATTTTTCTTGGCTTTTTCGGGGTAATCCGCCCAAAATACGTTAGAAAAGGCATTAGTAGGGACTGCCGGGGGCGCAGCTGTTCCACGTGGAACAGCTGTAACCGGAGCGACGACATCAGGAATTTCAAATTCGGTGTTTTTCTTAATCCAGGCTCGTTGTGATTCGATTGGAAGGGCCGCCCAAATGAGGGGGTCGATTTTTTCCATCTCCGGGAACGGATTGTAATGGACGATTTTGACCTCACCCGCCCAAGGCTTCTCCATACGCGTTAAAAGGTCTCTATAGACACGTTCAAACATCCCATGCGTCTTTACCACCCGTTGCTGCATGAGTTTAACAGAGGCCCGTATATTGTTTCCATCACCCCCCAATGATGCCCCGCTCGAAATGTTGGCAAGGATTGTAGGAACCTTGGTAGCCCGGGCGATTTGCTCGGTGGTCATATCCTGTAAAGCTTTAAAAAGTTCGGCGTTTTGGGTAGATGGGAAAGCCTCCACGTTCATCATCGCCTCTTTTGATTGTGCCCAAAGAGCCATGATATTTCCTGATTTTGTCCATCCTGAGAACTTTTGCATTTCGATATTGAAACGCATTCCCATTGTTATTTTTGGATTTGATTTATACTCATTGGCAACCGCATCCCATATCATATCCTCGGGGTGAGTTGATGGTAACCCTTCATCCCCGATCATTTTCAAAAGGACAGACTGAAAAAATCCGTTGTCTATGTTATGTTTATGGAATCCTCCTATAGCCTCATCAATCGACATCCAGTAATGAGCGGAATAATATTTAGGAGCAGGGTAGAACCGGCTTAGCGGTCCGGTCGTAGCAACATAAAGAATCTGTCCTTTGTATGCTTTGCTGTCCCGCGCCTGTTGAGCAAGTACCGACTTTGGATCAGGACTGTAAACATCGTAAGTCAGAGTCTTTATCTGTCTAAATTCACCGTCTCCGAAATGAGGGTTAACCAGGATTTTATTAATCACCCCCTTTGAGTCGGGCTTTGCAAAGCGGCAATATTCAAAGGGAACGTTAAATATTTCAGTTATGGCGGCTTTGGAATTGTATTTGATAAGCAGACAAAACCCCTCAAAAGTTCCATAAGCATCGGCATTGAAGGCGTGAATATCTCCGAACCTTTCACCTTGTCCGTTGATTTTTAAGTCTGACAGCGTAATATCTGAAAAGTCTCCCCCTGTTAAAAAATCAGTTTTGGTATCAATGCAGGAAGAAGTAGTCGGGGAGTTTTGAACTAAACGGGCAAGACGGAGTGGGAAATTGTTATCCTCACCGTAACGGATTATTGTATCCCTCCAAAGGTCTATTTGGGCCGGTGTCGCTTCCTGACGTGTCAGGTTTTCCGGTTGTATACGGTGTACTGATATTCCCATCCGTTATTTCAGGTATATGAAATAAGTTATCGCAAGCCTCTAGCCTGGTTTTGTAAAATTCGCAATAATAACCGGCCTTTGCGTTGCAATAATCTGCTATAATGGTAGACCGTTCAATGTTCTGACGTGCTGTAGAATTGCGTATTTTCTTTTGAATATCAGACCGAACCCATGAAAAATGGTGCATTGTAATCCCCGACCAAAACACATCGCTTGAAATATTCATTGAACGGGTGGGGTCTATTCTTATTCTCCTATTTGGCGTAAACGGCACACCATCTGTATCCGTCCAAGCGAAAGGATAGTTGTGGTTAAACTCAAATTTCAATCCGTCCGTGATCTTATGAATGAATGGGACTAGCGTAGTATCGTATCCTATTGTCAGCTTAGGGCTTCTGAAATAAACCTTTGTCCTGCAAACAAGTCCAGACAAATCATCTACTTCAAACCGGCGCTTTTCTTTCAAGAATGCTACAGGCTCATAGAACTCATCATCATCAAATACTATAAAATGAGTTGACCCTAATTCTCTGGCTTTTTGTAAACCAAAATTTCTTTTAGCTGTTTCATTAGCCATCGGAGTCGCGCTAAGGATTGGAGTAAATTTATAATACTCCACAAATTCATGAAAATTAATCTCTCTTAATTCTAATTCACCATAATTTGAAACTGTTGAATAAATCACGATGACTTTATCTACAAGGGGCAACATATTCTTAATAGAATGTTTTAATAATTCAGGATTGCCCCAAGTACAACAAATTGCAGATAATTTCATGGTTTACCATTTAGGCCCCAAAGGGTGAGGGCACGTTTCTTGTTCGTCTCTAGTTTTTGCTTTTAACCAACACCCGCAAACAGCACATACTACGCCGTCCCGCATATCACAAGTATAACAAATTGTCAATCGCTTCTGTGTCAGTTTTTTATTTTGGCCCGTGACAAGCTTCCAAAACGCCGAAAGTATTTTAACGTGCATAGATAAGATTTTCCGCTGAAGTATAAATCACATTGAACCCTCCTAACAGTTTGTCAAATAACGCCTTTAGTTCTGGTTTACTATTCCACTCCACACAGAGGCATGATGTTTCGGTTAGGTCCATCTGTTTTAGAATCGTGTAATCCAGCCCCTCGCAATCGATGGACACAAAATCAAAGTTCTTTATTGAAAGCCTGTTTAGGAAAGTTTTCCAGCGGTAACATTGAACTTCAATCTGTTTAAACTCCGTTGATTCCTTCCATCTATTCAATTCACTTTCATTCAATGTACTCAAAAGTCCATGATCGCCCTTGTTAAGATGCGTCCCCGAATCCCACATTTTTACCTTTCCGTTGGTGATCCCAAGCGCGAAAGGGTAAAAGTAAAAGCCCTCCATACTCTGATAATTTTCTTTGAGTTTGGCAAAGGCTATTGGGGAAGGTTCAACCATTACCCCTTTCCATCCCTTTTCAGCAAGAGCGCGGGTATTAGAAAGCGTCTTTCCGTCATTTGCCCCGATGTCAAGGAAGGTACCTGTCTTGCCTGTAAAGTATTTCAGGATAATAGGCTCCTCCTCGTTCTGTGAATATTTCAGTGTTTCCATATTATTTTGATTCAAGACAAACAGAGTCAGCAATTTTAAAAACGTCACGGAAGTGGGTATAGATAAAAAATGTTTCGTGGCCATTGAGGATTTTGAGATTATATTCGTAAATCAAAAAACTCATAACCATTTGGTCATGGCGAGAAGTCTCCCAGGGACCAGGGTAAAGGTCATCTGATAAATTTAGATAATCTCTGAATATGCGGCGAGTAGTCAAGTTTAAACAATCAAATCCCATACAGCAAGCCATTATCTGTTTTACCTTCATTTCCTCCAATCCTATTTTGGAAAATGAAAAATGATTCATCGCCTTTTCATGACACCAATTTACTAATGGATGCCCTATGTTATCAAAAAACAAATAGCCATGTTCTTCAATATGTTTAAAAGTTGGTCGTAAATCTTTGATTGCGACAATCGGTGAATCACACCAAAGTAAAGTTGTGACCCCCTCAGAAATAGCTTTCTGTATTGCATAAGGTTTGAATTGATAAGGCACTTCCGAATGAGGCTTACACCCTACTTCCTCGCATGAGGTATAGCCGATGAATTTAATTCCTTGCGCCTCAACCGAATCCTGAAGGCGTTTCATCTTCTCCTGATAAAAAGGAGTGTTAGCAAAACTCACGACTGCCCTCATTTTATTTTATCCGCTTCCGAATGCGCTCCATGATTATATTGGTGAATGATTCTATCTGTGTGTGCCTCACTTCTGCAATGCTTCAAAACCATAGAGAACCATCCAAAGTCTTCTCCGTAATTGGAATCACTAAATTTATATTGTTGCGCAAATCCTATCCTGACCGGACAAATATGCCAAGGTGTTCTTTTTGTGATTGAATCTGGATTAATCTGTTTATTATTATTCTTTAGCGACATATCCACTAGCGCCCAATTATTAGAAAGCTTTGCTAACGACCTAAACACACATACGTCTTTATCCAGATAGACCAACCGCAAAAGAGTTTCTACGTAGTCAGGGCTTACCGCCTCGTCATCGTCCAGAAAACAGATATACAATCCTTTTGCCTGATCTAGTAACGACTGCCGTTTATTGCCTATGCTTAATCCTCCCTGTCTGAATGAGGCTCCATTATCGTAGATTATTTGACAGGTCCCTAATGTTGGATGGGCCACATAGCAATAATCTATCTGAGTCTTTACATTTTTAAACAGACGTTCAAACTGAAACTTCCTTTGGGGGATGGTCGGCATCAAAATTGAAAGAACGATTTTATTTGTGTTATCTGACATAGGCAGAGATTTCACATTTCCTACAGAGGATGGACGAATTATCGTCTTTAAGTCCTTCCATAATTCTTTTATATTCATTGCTTTCAAAAAGGTCTTCATAAGAGTCTACAAGTAAGTTTCCGATAATATGGTCTAGTCCGTATATCATGCAACACAAAACCACATCCCCGTTCGGAAGTAAAACATTGTGATCTATCTTTGGCCCTGTTGCTGAACAGAATAACTCTCCTTTCTTTTTAGGGATGGCAAAAGCCTTTAAACTTCCCGCTCTGCTTATCAAAGTATTTGAACTGTCAGGAACCTCTTTGCCGATTACTGCTTTGACATATGGATTAACCTTTCCGATGCAGGTAATATTATGAGATGGAATTTTAATCGCTTGCGCTAAAACTTCTAAATATTCTCTTGTAATTTTTAGATTCATCACCCCGTCCTGGTCGGGAACATGGATACAGAAATGCAGAAAGTCAAGGTCTTTTATAGCTTCAACGTCATGTAATTTCATCCCGTAACAAGTAGTATAAACTCCTACCCGGTGGGTTTGGGAAGCCATCAAAAGCATCTCGGTAGCCCAAGGATTTAACCAGGGTTCGGCCATGCCAGCAAAAAGTATTTCTACGTGAGTGGGAATTTGAGCCAAACAAATTCTAAAGGTGTCCATCGACATGACCGTATCGCGCTTGACCTCGTTGTACTTCTTTATGTGAAGTTTTTGAGGGCAATATCCGCAGTTCATTTTGCAGCCTACGACAGTAGAAATTTCCATATTTGGCATCATGGCTTTTTCAAATAAATAGGATTCCCATACGTCAATATTTCATCAGGCCAAAGATGAGAAGGCAAGCGCTGAAAGTAATGTTTAAAAGCCATCTTACACCCAGCTAAATTCCAGTCGTCAATAATCAAAATACCACCTTTTGAAAGCAATGGGTAAAGATGAACTAAAGGAATGAAAGTAGATTCGTACAGATCCCCGTCAAGGCGAAGTACCGCTATTTTGCTTGTATATTTCTGGTCTGGTATAGTGTCTGAAAACCATCCTTTAACAAATTCATAGTCGCTTATCCCCCACCGAATCATATTAGCCGTTGAGTCCTCTAGCGTGTGGGCCGTCATGCCTGAACTCTTACCGTTCATTACTGTAGGACGTTCCCTGAATCCAGGTTGACAATCGTCAAACTCCCCCGCCCAAGGGATCCCTTCGAGAGAATCAAAGCCTACTCCATGCCGCCCGGCAAAGCACATGGCTGCGAAGTTGTTCCCGCAAGCGACCCCGCACTCTACCACGTCCCCTTCTATCTCACGGTCGATGCAATCTTTCACGCATTGGTAAGACAGTTCAATGGTTTCCCAAGATGAATAATTAGGCTCAATGTGAAGCGATATTTTTTTAGCTGTTGGAACGCTTATCATAGTGATAAATCAAGTTAGGGATATGTACCTCGCTTTTCAATAGATTCTGTTCCTTAATTTTCACCGACCATTCATAATCTTCTCCATGCCAGATATTAGGGAACTTCACATTTGCAATCAATGATTTTTTAATACAGGCTAAATGATTAGGCCACCTATAATATCTTGTGATTCCGTCAGGGTCTTGGCGTGCTTCATATTTTTCCCCTAGTTTTATTATCCACTCAACCCTACTGCCTCCGTCCGTTGTCATCCACCCTCGCATCGTTACAACATCGGGACCCTGTGCAATTCCTGCCAACACCCATAAAACATAGTCGGCACTAACCCAATCATCGTCATCTATGAAAGTAATGTATTCCCCCTGTGCCTTTGTTATCAAATCATTGCGCTTCTGTCCTGTCGTTACTGCCCTCGGACGGTCATCTATTAATATCTCCATGTCCTTTCCGATGGATTGCGGTAAGAGTATTCCCATCAATCGGTTAAGCTGATAGGCCCGTTCGGGTAAAGTACAGATCAAGATAGATAATATCACAGTTTAATTATATTATTTTGAGCGTAAGTGTTAACCGTGAACAAAAGCAGAAACACGGTTAACAACTTCACCTTACCTAACCAAACGGAGATAAGAACGTATCTTTTGTTTTTCAAATATTTTTTGATCTAATCCAGTTTAGCATCCCTTTATCTGTGATTTCTCCTTTTATTTCTTCTGGTTTTAATAGGTAATTTTTACGTGCCAATTCAAGAAATAATGCCTCACCATGCGCCCACGTCGCATCTGCTCTCTCACTAATGGAATCCTTTACTCCGCCAACAGAGTAATGATTGTGCCTGAACGGGATATTAGCCTCTATTTTTCTACCAGTGAGATCTGCAACACACGTTAAAAACGTGTCGCAAAACATATGCCTAAAATCAGGATGGTAGATGTAACCAAAGCGATTGTAATAAATTCGGTCTAAAATTGGAAGTGTAATTATGTAGGACTGAATACCGTCAGGGGTTTTCATTATCCAATCTGTTTTCCCTTGCGAGGCTTCGATTATTTGTTTTCCCCAATCAGGCGGACAATCGAAATCATCGGCAATTTGAATTAGAATATCTCCTTTGGCAATTTTGGCAGCGTTGTTGATCGCATCGACTGCGGAGCGGTTGGGATTAAAGATCACGCAATTATGTTGAATGAATCTCGGTGTCCAGTTGTAATAATCCTTCATCTGATCATCATTATCTAAACTCAAAAGATATTCGACTTCAACCCCTGCCGAATCAATCCACTTTTTAGCGGTCGTGTAGGCTTGCTTTGGTCTTGACCGTGATGGATGTAAAATAGAAATGAGGCTCATAAATAAACTACTTTTAGGTTTTTATCGTCAATCCAAAGTGAAAAACATCGCTCCAAAATGAAAGGGTGCATCGTGTAATACTTCACTCCTAAGAATTTCTCAATCCTTTCCACATCTACCGGCTTATTCAAAGTCGTCCGGGTGTAGTTTGCATCCTGCCAGCATAAAACCTTCAATCTTGCGTTTACGGTCATCAAATTCATGGCCGGTCCTAAGAAACTGGTCACATATTCACGGTAAACCTCACGGGTAGCGCAAAAAGCGTTCTGATAAATGGGAAATTTTGGTCTTTTAGGCATCGGAAAGCCCAAATCAGCGAAAATAAGCTTCAAAATCTCTATCGAACCCGGGTGCCACCCCTCCAAGGCCCCCAACATATCGTGATCGGAGGCGTTTTTGGTAAAACTCATCACATCGAAGTCCTCCTGCAAGACTTCTGGTGTTAATTCACGCCTCGGGGGGATTCTCATCGTCATCTTCTGACGTAAAGCCCATGAACATACCGCGATTCTGTCGGCTGTTGAGGCCATTACAAGGCTCGACACTAATTCGTTTTCAAAAAACTCTGTCAGGGTAGGGTTAAATAATGGAGTCGCCCAAGGGAAGATTTCGGCCTTCCTTTGGTCTGCGGACATGAACTTGTCCCCGTAATACACCTGAATCATTTCAGCAACCAAACTTTAATCTTTTTATAGCACGTCCCGCACCCTAGCGAAACCTCTTTATCTCCTGTCATGTGTTTGTAAAGTTCAACGGCCTTGGCCCAATTGTCCGACTTGTTAAATCGCTCTAATTCGCCTGAAACAAGCATTTTGTCCCGTAGTTCCTCGCGAGTCATGAACAAATATAGATTTAAAAATGATTTAAAAAGACAAAACCCACAATCTTTTACGACTGTGGGTTTATATACCGATTCGGCAAAGAATTGGCTTAGGCTGTCATTGCATTCAGATAGGCCAATGTTACGTTTGGATCTGTCCTCAAAAGGCGTTTGTAAACGCTTGGCTCATTTCCGGTAAGGGTGATAGTTGACGAAAAGCTGTCGCCCGACTTCTGGCCTGACGATAGCTTAGTTTCCGTTGCCGTCATCCCATTCTGCGCTCCCAAGATCAGAAATTCCAGGTTATTACTTTGGACGATGGCCCCCACTTCTGAAACGGTGAGATCTTCCAGCACCGCGTCCTCTACAGGAGTCGTGTTGACCACCTTGATCATTAGCTTATGTTCGAACTGTACATTTCCGTCATCGCTCCGCTGCTCATTGATTTCAAATGAATGGGCGAACTTTGGCCCCTCAAATTTGTACAGCGTTCGATATACTGTCAGGGGGATGTTTGTTACATACCCATCAGTAAGGGCTGAAATTATGGAAGTCAGGTCGGAAATATTAAACAGCCATAGCCGTTTATTTAAACCGCCCACCCTTTTGAGGGCATCGCAGTTAATCGAAACCCCCGCTGTTATTGCGCAATAGCTTGGCATAAAGTTAGGGGGTTAGTCGTAAAACGCTGTCATATCGCACTGAATGAAGTTGGTTCCAAACCGTCCAGCATATTGTGCATAGCTTTGTTTTGTCCTCTGATCGTAAAACATATCAATCCGGTCAAGATCGCTTGCCCGCTCGGTTCCCATCACCAGGTTAGCAAATTTGCTGTTCCCGCTCGTGGTATAAATAATGAAATTGAACAGCGAACCAAACCAGGGATTGGTAGAATCCGACAACGCATCATCAGCGAGATATAAAGGAATAACCGGAATACCGCGATAGGTTAGTGTCGGCCCACCGTCAGGAGAATTCAAAATTCCTGTTCCCACTCCCATTGAAACCCCATCAAGAATCATCTTAAACTGAAGTTCGGTTGCTCCATTGGTCTTGCTCTCATAAGAAGAAAGCAAATTTTCATACATCAGGCCATTGACCCAAAATACTTTTTGATTGACAGGCAGTTGTTTTAAAACCGTTGCCGCCCCTACATGGGTAGCCCTCAAAGCGTTGTATGCCGTGTCAGCCGCAAGTACTGCTGTTGAAACGTTGGGAAGATCGTTCCCTACACGCTTAACGCAATAAGCAGCATTTGCGTCATAGAGTTTTACAAAGAGTCCGTCAATTACATTCCAGTCTGCATTTCCTGAAGTATCATTGCCGAAAAGAAGTATCCTCCACATATCCCTGCGGATAGCGTCAATCATTTCCTCCATCCAAATGGTACGCACTTTCGATGATACCTGATAGCCATCCAATCCGTCAGCAACAAAAGAAGGGTCATTGGTCAAAGCCGAAGCCGTGGCAATGAAATCACTCTTACACCAGGAATAATTAGCCTCAAAGTTACCGACAGAAATCTTGCGGTCGGTGAAAGTTCCTGAAGTGGAATAGGTTGGATTACAACCCGTAGCGGCCTTGAGGATCTTGGCAAGGTTACCGACCAGCACCAGGTATTCGTCAGTTCTGATACCCTGTAGGATTTTGAACATATCCGAAAGGGCCGGGGTGCCGATGGTTGGATGCCGGTACAGTTCAAGGGGAAGATTGCCGGGGAAGGTATAGCCGGGAGCGTAACTGTAAGAAGTTGCGTTCGAGAATTGGGCCAGATTTTGAATTTTGTCCATAATTTTAATGTTTTTCGGAACCATTGTAGCGGCTTGTCAGATAAGCGTTTCCAAGTTCGCCCATAGGATCAAATACCGATTTTTTGTTTTTGTCGTCGTTTTTAAATTCAGGGTCTTTGTCGGGTTGGCCATCGTCTCCAAACGTAGCAGCCCTTATTTTTTCAAGTTCATCTTTGAGGTTCTTAAACTCATTTTTGAACTCCGCTTCTTTCTTGGCGGCAGCCTGTACAACTTGGGTAGCCTCTGTATTCTTGGCTGCGAGTTGTTCTTTGAGCGCGGCATTTTCTTTTTGCAACGCCTCGAGTGCCGCTTTGTCGTTGGGCTTGGCCGCATCAGCATTTACGGGTTGATAGTCCGTTACCTTTCCACCGGCACAGGTGATAATATATCCGTCAGCGGTTTCTGTCGGTCCATCGGGAAGGGGCTGACCGTCTGCGCCCATCATCGTAGATCCCACCAAAGCATCGGGTGTGGCAGCGTCAGAGGTTGCCATCGTCCCATCGGCAAGGGCGATCTGAACGGCATTTTTGAAAATCTTTGAAAAGAACTTGTCGATCTTTGCGTCCATCTTGTCGAAGAAACCTTTGGCTTCTTCTTTGGTCAGTGTGTTTTCCATTTTGGTTGATATTTTTGCAACTGCTTTAAGTTTTTCCTGAACAGTATCTACAAATCCCATCTTTAAGGCTTCCTGCGGAGACATCGAAGTTTCCTGATCAATCATTTGAGAGACTTGTTGCGCGGTGATTCCTTTCTTCGCTACGCGTTTCATGTATCGGCTGACCAGTTCGGCTTTGATCCTGTCAAGCCGCTCGGCGGCGTTGCGGTGATCTTGCGCGGTCCCCCCGACTTCTCCGGTAGGTAAGTGAATTGTGAAATCCCCTGCTGGCCCCATGATGATCCTATCACAACAATGAGCAGCGTAAGTAGCGATGGAAGCGCACAGCGCCCCAATGGAAGCGGTAGTATTTTTTAATCCAGAAAGGATATTTCCGATAGCGTAGCCCGTATCAACATCGCCCCCATTGGAGTTAATGTGAACTTCCCATGATTGCGCTTGTGGATAGTTGGCTATGTCAGCCCGGACGGAGTCAATTGTAACCTTGTCCCCGATTTCACCTTCTAAGAAAATATGGCCTGTCATCGGATACGAAATTCCGATGAATAAATTTAAAAACCGTTGCAATAATCTGCTATTCGAATCTTTTGATGGCCCGGTAGACGGTAGACCGTTCGCAGCCCAGTTGATCGGAGGTGATATTTATAGCCTCAACCTTGTCGCCTGTAGATGAAAGGTTAGCCCGGAAAGTGTGGTAAATTTCCTCATAACGGGCAATGGTAGTAGAAATCCATCCATTTGAAAGAAGGTTTTTATATTGCTCTTCTGTTATCCCATATTTTTTGCAGATCTCGTTCATCGTGTCGTCAATGCTTCTTTAAATTTAATTCTATCGTCCATCAAAAGTCCCTCTTTCCATGAAATAGAAATATTTGTAAGCATTCTTACGGCATTAGAAATAGCTGCCTGTTCATTGGTTGCGGAGACTGCTTGATTAGTCACCAAGCCACCGTCAGCGTAACCAGGGAGATACCTATTGAAATGCCCTACCCCGTATTTGTTAACTGTTTCAGACGGTACTACAAATTCATTCCGGTGAACTACTCCAGCGGGTTCATATTTTTGCCCAGATCCTGTATACCCACCTGTTGCAAACTGAACACCAGCCACTTTTGCAACATTAGCTATTCCCATTGCCACAATTATAGCCGCCATGATAGCCGCTAATGGAGGGAAAGCAGCGTAAGCTGAAATGGCTTTTGCCGCCCCTACATAAGTATCAATGATAATAGAACCTATCGCTATTGCTTTATTTTTACCGGCTATCTGCTTCATAAATGCTGAAGCCTGAAGCAAAGCGGCAAATTGTGCATCTCTTTTGTTCTCAGCTTCAATTTTAGCAATAGCTTCTCTTTTTGATGCTTCTATTGAAGCCTTAAGTGTTGCAGCCTCTTCATCTGTTGATTTTTGAAAAAGAACGTCAGAAGAAAGTTTCATCTTATGGGCAGCCGCCTCATCCTCTATCGAAGTACCTTCCTGAAAATCTGCTGCCCTTAATTCTGCTACCTGTGCATTTTCAGAAGCCACCTGTGCAATTTTCGCATCTGAATCTGCTTTTTGATCTGCATAATGTTGAGCACGTTCAGCAATTCTCAAAGCCTCTAATTCCTTTTGAAATTTTATAGTATTATCAAAGGCTGTTTTTCTGGCAATATTCACGGCGGCCTCGGCAGCAGCCACAGCATTATTCCCTGCGATGTCGTCTATCCCGATCTTTACATTTTGTCTAGCTAATTCCAGGCGTTTTTCAGCCAAACTCACTTCCGCGTCAGAAAGCTGGTGTTCAAGTGCAATAGCTTTTTTTATGAAAGCTTCCTTTGCGTCTCCACTTGATTTTGCAGCATTCTCTCTTAAGATCGCCACCTGTAATTCTGTAGATGCGCGTTCAGTAACTAAAGCCCGTTCCTGTTTTGTGATGGCTTCCTCCAGTGCCGAAATCTTATCTGCATCCTCGACTATATCGGTGAAATATTTCTTTATGGCCGCTGCTGACTCAGGAAAGAATCGCGAAAATACTTCGGCCAATAGTTTAACACTTGCGATTGCCGCCGTAACAGGAAAGAAAGCAATTTTGATAGCGGTAGCAAATTTGTCGAACTTGGCCGGAGCCTCGAATAAAGCTTTGCCAACCGTTTCCAGAACATCCTGAAACCGTTCCCATAAAACATTCCCAACCGCAAGAATCCTATTTAATCTATTTTGGCCTTCCTCGCTTCCTTTCAGGTAAGCCATGACAGCCGCAAGAGCCAAAGCAATTGCCCCGAGTATCGCACCTACCGGAGTAGCAATGAACGCTAAAGAAGATTTTGTCATCTCCCCCATTCCCTGAGCAGAGGCAACAGCCCCATCGGTCATCCCGTCTAGTGCTGGAATAGCTTCTTTAATTGACTTGGTATAATTCCCTACATTTAACCTTTGTTTTTCAAGAGAGGACGAATTTGATTTGATTATTTTATCATTACGGTCCAGCGATTGATTAATAAGATCAATCTGTTTTTGTCCATCCTTGGTGGTGACATCAAGCAGCTTCCGTTCTTCGCGAAGCTTCTTATTAGCGTCCGTTAAACTCTTGATTGAAATAGCGGCTTTCTCAACCGGTCCGGTGTCAATTTCAATCTTTATAATCCTGGTTTCGTCTGTGGTGGCCATACTACGTTTCTGTTATCGTTATCTCACACAAGGGCGCATCGGAAATGAACGGCCCAAAGGTATAGAGAAAATTAATCGACTGCCCTATGGTGAAAGTTAACGTCTGCTTCAATACGCTGTTAATGAAAAACTTTATTACCGTTGTGCCCTGCGATAATCCTCCGTTGTTTGTCTTGGTTATCGTTACGGGAACAAATTGAGTACCCGCATCCATCGCAGCAGTCGCCCCGAATGTAGAAGGCACTGTCATTGGCCAGCCAGCTATAGGTTCGCTTGGAGGAGATGACCACTGAAGCGTATAAGTCGAGGCCCCAAACACAGAAGCGAAAGTCGCCCCAAGTGCCGCAGATGTAATTGAAAAGGCTTCAGCCGCTCCCCCTTGCCCGCCCACTGTGGAGCTGATAAGGAGCAAATTAGCCTGACACATTGTTGCGGAATCTTTATAGTTCTCGATTGAATCTACCAGATAATACTTCCTGTTATCCCCATCAATCAAAGTAATAAAAGTGAGGAACTGGAAAGCGGCATAATCCGCTTCAGGCAAATACAATTGCACTTTCACATATGGACTATTCAGGATTCGTGAAATGTATTTAAAGTAAATGTTCTGAGTTGATACATCATTTCCCTGTGCATTCAACGCTCCAGTATTTACCCCCTGTTTATAAGAACTGATATTATACGATGTTATCGGTTTGGAATAATATGCCCAGCCTACAGAAGTATAGGTATCAGTTGCCCCATTGGGTTCTTCCTCCAAAACAAACCCTGATGAAAGTTTAGAAAAGTCTGTGGTTGGAAGATTGGGCGTAAAATACAAAAGTCTTGACTGCCCATTCTTGAAATTAATCGTTTGTAAATAAAAAAAACCAGAAAAGGTATTTATATAGTTTACCCCTATAAGCCTAAACGCTGTTGTTGTCGAGGTCCCGCCTCCGTCTACAATCCCATATCCGTCATATCCTCCGGCCCCATATAGCCGTACCACCTGACCGGCTACCATAATAGGAAACCCGGTACCATTAAATCTTGCCTGCGGGCTCATATCGCTTACAGAAGTATACGGAAAAGGGGCACCATCATCTTTCAATCCTACCAAATCAATTGAAGGCTGGAGAATGTTATAATTGTTATCCCCTATTTTGTCAACCGCTCCCCCGAAAGGAATCGTAAACAAATCATTATTTTCTTTTGCTTGTGAGGAGCCAATTAACAAAGCCTCCCCAAATTTCTTTTCCGTGTTATTGTGTACATCCAATTCAATATCATCAGGCTGATGAACCCGGATATAGTTATTTTCTGCCGTCTTTATTGCGTAGTTATTCTCATAAGCTTGTAAAAACTCACTCCAATCTACAGCATTCTCCAGCCGGTAATTATCAAGTTTGTTCATGCTCACCGTCTCGGTGTAGGGGTCATACGTCACAATGCAACAAAAATACTGCGCGACCATCTTGATAAAATCCATCGCTTTCATGGAAGGCAGAATATCAGAGGCCCTAAGTATATCCGTTGTGGGTGAGTAAAA